CGGATTGTTGTATGAGCCCTTTGGCGGGTCCGGGTCCACGCTCATGGCGGCCGAGCAGTTGGGGCGCCGGTGCTGCGCGATCAACTTGGATCCGAAGTATTGCGACGTTATCGTCAAACGATGGGAAGTATTCACCAATAAAAAGGCGGTTCGGTCATGACCCGTATCTACATCGCCGGTGCTTATTCAGCCAATAATGTCATATCGGTCTTAGACAACATGCGGCGCGGGATGCGTGTCGGCACGGAGGTTTTCCTGGCGGGGTTGTCGCCGTTTGTGCCCTGGATGGATTATCAGTTTCAGTTGATGTTGCGCGAGGGCGAGAAGCTCACCGTCGAGGATTATTACCGTTACTCGATGGCCTGGCTCTCGGTATCCGATGCCGTCCTGTTGGTTCCCGGATGGGAGACGAGCAAGGGGACGCAGGCCGAGATTGCCTGGGCAAAGGAGCTGGGCATCCCGGTGTTTGAGACACTCCAAGAACTTTTAACACAACAGATGAGCCAGGCCCGATGCCGATTTATCACCCTGGTGTCCAGGCCCGTTGCTGAGGTGGGAGATGAATGATATATCAAAGCGCGCCCTGATAACCGGCATCGACGGCCAGGACGGCTCTTATCTGGCGGAGCTGTTGTTGTCGAAAGGGTATCAGGTGTTCGGCATGGTCCGGCGCGTGGCCCTGGAGGACCAGGAGCATCACCTGTGGCGGTTACGGGGGATCCGGGACCGGATCACGCTCTTGCCCGGGTCACTTGAGAGTTTTGCCAGCATCTTCCAGGTGGTCCAGAAGGCGCAACCGGATGAGTGTTATCACCTGGCGGCGCAGTCGTTCGTGGCCTTGTCCTTTGATGATGCCTTTTCGACCATGAACACGAACATCAACGGGACGCATTATGTCCTGGAGGCGCTCAGGCAGGCGGCGCCGCAGTGCCGGGTTTACTTTGCGGCATCGTCTGAAATGTTCGGGAAGGTCCATGAGACACCGCAGACAGAAAAGACGATGTTTCATCCTCGCTCGCCTTATGGGATCTCTAAGGTCGCGGGGTTCGATCTCACGCGTCATTACCGCGAGGCGTACGGGATGTTCGCGTGTTCGGGCATCTTGTTTAACCATGAGTCACCGCGCAGGGGTGAGGAGTTTATCACGCGCAAGATCACCAAGGCTGCGGCCCGCATTAAGTTGGGGTTGCAGAAGGAGCTACGCCTGGGCAATTTGGATGTGAAGCGTGACTGGGGGTTTGCCGGGGATTATGTCAAGGCGATGTGGTTGATGTTGCAGCAGGATAAGCCGGATGATTTCGTGATCGCGACAAACGAGACGCACTCGGTCCGGGAGTTTTGTGAGGAGGCGTTCGGGTATTTGCGGCTTAACTGGCAGGACTATGTTGTGGTGGACCAGGCGTTTTACCGGCCGTCCGATGTGCATTTACTTAAAGGCAACGCGTCAAAGGCGCGGCGCGCCCTGGAGTGGAAGCCGGATGTCAGGTTTCAGGGGCTGGTGAGGATGATGGTTGACCATGATGTTGACCATGTGCAGGGTTTTGAAGGAAAAGGCGTTCTGGCCGAGATGCGTCGCGCAAGATATGCTGATCTCATACCATGACACGGGGAAGAGAGATCTGGTTTTGAGTTTTACATAACCCGGGGGTGAGTTGATGAACCGAGTCCGTGCAGTCGGTAGTCACGTGGTCATTCAGATCGTCAAAGACAGAGGCGGCAAGATCATGCTGCCGGAAGGGGCGCGCGGTAATAATGACAGCAACATCGTTGTGAGCGTGGGTGAAAAGGTCAAGTCGGTCAAGGTGGGTGAGCAGGTGTTGGTCCTGCCTAAGTCCGGTCTTGGCCTTGATTTTCCAGGCATCCAGCCGGATCTGTGCCTGGTGCAGGAGGAGGCGATTTTGGCGGTGATCGAGCCGATGGAGGTTTAGGCTATGACTCAAGATCCTATCATCAACGGGGTAGGTAGGATGCAGTTTTACTTTGCACGAAGGATGGTCGCGTCGTGTTTTTATTGCTCACACGTGAACGGAAAGCGTTGCCGAAATCACAACAAAAAGATGTTGAAATATATCAAAATGGCAACGATGCTGGAAAAATATATACTGGCTTGCAGCAACATGCTTGCGCTCGTCGGGAGAATAATCGAGAGAAATAAAAACAGTTAAGCGTGTCTTTTGCACAACAAGGAGGGATGCGTTAAACTATGATCATAAAAGCGAGCTGATCACTCGCTCGGGATTTTTATTTATAAGGGTCAATCTGTGCACAGCGGATTGGCTCTTTTTTTTAACCAGCCAATCGGAATTTTAGGAAAGTCGTTATGTATAAAAAGAGCCGCGTGTTGAAAGAGTTGCGCAAAGAGTTGGAGGGTGGCGCGCGCATGGGTGTGGCCTTAAAGCGTGTCGGGGTGCGGAGTGCTGACACGCTGTCTTTATGGCGTAGGCGTCCGTTGATTGATCGTTATGTGGACACCTGTGTGCGGCGCGGCAACGATCGCCGGGATGATGCGGTCGAGGATGGATTTACTAAGAAACTGATTGAGGGACGCGGCAACGCATCGGACTATGAGTTCTATCTCACCAATAGGCGCCCGGAGCAATGGCAGAAAAGAAATGTCATCATCAACAATACGAACGTTTTAAACAACATCACGGACCCGGAAAAGGCGCTGCTGCGCTCGATGCCGGAGAAGGATATTGATGCCCTTAGTGGCCGCCTTATCGAGAGACGACAAAGTTCAGCTGCTTAAATACGAGTTTGAGCGCGCGCGTCGTCACCTGTTGCCGTTCGCTTATATCGTAAACCATTCCTATCTCTACGCCAAACACCTTTCATTCATAGCCGAGAAACTCGAGGCCGTTGAGCGCGGGGAGATCAAGAAGCTCATGATCTTCGGACCGCCTCGTCACGGAAAGTCCGAAGAGACTTCCTGCTTGTTTCCGGCTTGGTTTTTGGGTCGCAATCCGGACAAGAGGATCATCCATACGTCGTATGCGGCCAGTCTGTCAAATGAGTGGTCGCGTAAAACGCGCGATCTGGTTGAGGATGAGTTGTTCCGGGCGATCTTCGGGGTCACGACAGACCCGGATGTCCGGGCGACGGATTGCTGGTCCTTGCATAAACACCGGGGCGGGATGATCTCGTCCGGTGTGGGCGGTTCATTGACAGGGCATGGCGCGGACCTTCTCATCATTGACGATCCGGTCAAGAACGCGGAAGAGGCTGAGTCGGAGACATTCCGAGAGCGCGCGTATAACTGGTACAAGTCGGTCGCGCGTACGCGTTTGGAGCCGGATGCGGGTGTCATCCTCATGATGGCGCGCTGGCATCAAAAGGACCTGGCCGGGATGATCCTGGCAGAAGAGAAGGACTGGGTTGTTATCAATCTCACGGCGATCGCGGAAGAGGGCGATCCCCTGGGTCGTGCGCCCGGTGCGGCGCTCTGGCCTGATAGGTTTGGTCTATCTGAGCTGGAGAGCATCAGGGCGGACATAGGGTCCCGGTTTTGGGGAGCGTTGTTTTGCGGGTCGCCTGTGGATCCTTCGGGGTCGTTTATCAAGAGGTCGTGGGTTCAGCCGTATATCGAGTTGCCGGTCAAGACATCGCGTTTCGCGGGCATTGACACGGCCACGTCTAAAAAGACGGCGGCGGACAATATGTCCATGGTGGATGTGTGTACGGACAAAGAGGGCTTTTTATACGTGGATGATGTGTTCTTAGAGCAGGTGTCGGTCACGGCGTTCGCTCGCTTCGTGTCCGGGCAGCATCAAACGTTGAGTTACAGGCGCATCGACATCGAGTCGAACAATGCGGGCGAGGCGGTCAAGCAGCGCATCGATGAGGTCGGGCGCGAAGATAAGACCATGCCGCCTGTCCATGGGGTTGTGGCGGATACAGACAAGGTCGTGCGCCTCATGGCGTATCAGCACTTGATCGAGAATGGCACGATCAAGTTCAAGATGAGTAATCCCAGGGTCAAGAGGCTTGTCGATCACCTATTGGCGTTCACGGGTAAGGATGGGGACGACGATGATGATATTGACGCGCTCGGTCACGCGATCAATGCGGCTCGAAAGTATAAAAGAGATATTGTCCATTTCGCATGAAGGAGAGTTCCATGAGATTTATTGACAGGATGGCCGAGAAGGTAGGGTTTATATCAAAGGGCAGTTTGGACAAGGTTGTCGAGGATGCTGTCAAAAAGTCATCCCGGTTTGGCCGCTTCTTTGGCGCGGGACGCGAGTTTTGGGGTGGCGATACGGAAGTCACCAAGCCGTTTGACCAGATCCCTTCGATCTACAAGGCGATCAAGGCTATTGCGGACAACGTGCCGCAGGCGGATTTAAAGTTCAGAGATAAGAAGTCGAAGAAGCCGATTGACACAGATCCCATCATTGACCTGTTCAATCGTCCTAATCCGTACATGACAGAGTCGGACTTCATCCAGTCCTGGGTCGGGTTCCATTGCCTGTTTGGTGAGTCGTTGGTGGTTAAAGAGGAGTCGTTGGGCCAGGTGGCTGGGTCGCGTAACCTTCCGGCTGAGTTGTGGCCGTTTAACCCGGAACACTTCACGCCTATGACACAGGGGCGACTGATCACGTCCTGGACGTATTCAGCCGAGAGCATTATCTATAAACCCGAGCAGGTCGTTTTCTGTAAAGACTTCAATCCGTATTCATTGTTTCGCGGGTCGAAGCCGTTGGGGTCCATCGAGAAGATCATCGACATCGACTGGAAGTCATTGATCTATAACAAGGCTTTTTTTGATAACGATGCCACGCCCGGGCTCATGTTATCGACCGAGGAAGAGTTAGGCGCGGATGTGGTCAAGCGCATCCAGGCGCAGTTTGAGGCTAAGTATAAAGGCGCTCGCAATGCGCACAGGGTGGCCATCCTGGAGGCGGGGTTAAAACCGCAGCCGGGGCCGCCTACGCATCAGGACATGGAGTTCATCGCGCAGAAGCAGTTTACGCGTGAGGAGATCCTGGGTATATGGCGTGTGCCAAAGGTCATGTTTAATATCACGGATGATCTTAATTACGCCACGGCTATGGCACAGATGAAGATCTTTTGGGCATACGGCATCATGCCTGTCATGAAAAAAATCCAGGCGTCCATCAATCTTTACATCGTCCAGCCGTACAATCCGGCGATCGAGGCTTATTTTGACTTCTCGAACGTGGTCGCGTACCAGGAAGATTTTAAAGAGAAGGTGGCGACAGGGACGCAGTTGTGGGGTTTGGGCTTTACGCGTAATGAGATTAATGAGCGTCTTGGCCTGGGTTTTGAACCTGCGCCATGGGGTGATGTCTGGTGGGCGCCATTTGGATTGACGCCTGTGGATAGCGCAGAGGAAGCGCAGCCAGAGCCAACACCGCCTGTGGATGAGCCAAAGAAGGACGCCAGTATATTCGACCAAAAGAGGGTCGCGCTCTGGAAGGGCTTTGCGCGGCGCCAGGATGCCTTAGAGGCGAAGATGTCGGGCGCAGTGAGCAAGTACTTCTTCCAGCAGCGCAAGGACGTCCTGGCGGCTCTGGATAAGCAGGGTCCCGGGTTTCAGATCGATTGGCAGGCGCAAGACAAGAAACTCAGGGATAAGGCCGAGCCGTACCTGTGGCTGGGGTTGAAACAGGGCGTTGAGCATGGCCGGTCCTTGTTGGGCAAGAAGTCTTTATCGGAGGATCAGTTGGATGCGCAGTTGCAGTCGTTCCTTGTCACGCGTTGCGATAACATCACGCAGATCAATCAGACGGTCCAGGGCAAGCTGCGCGATGCGGTCACAGAGGGTGTTCAGGCGGGCGAGACGAACATGCAGCTCGCGGACCGCATCCGTGAGATTTACAACATGGCGGCAGGACGGTCCATCTTGATTGCCCGGACAGAGACGGTCGGCGCCGTCAATGGCGGATCGTCTCTTTATTATAAGACCGAGGGCATCCAAAAGAAAGAGTGGCTGACGGCCAGGGATGCCAATGTGCGCGAGACGCATCAGCATCTTGAGGGTGAGGTCGTGGCCATGTCGCAGGATTTCTCAAACGGTTTGTCTTACCCGGGTGATCAGAAGGGTGAGCCGGAAGAGGTGTGTAATTGCCGATGTACAATTTTGCCTGTGGTGGATAAATGATCGACACTAAACACTTTTATAACTATCGGATCGACTGGCACAGCGCGGGTATTAACCACGAAGATAAGTTAGCTCCGATTGTTGATACATTACAGCGTCGGCAGAAGATTATTGAGGACAGGAAGCATTACTTCGATATGTTGCACAGGTTCTTATCAGAGATAGACGTGCTTATTGACAATGCCAAAAAGGAAGATGGAAATATCTTGCCTGAAAAATTAGAAGCCATCTTCAAAAGGTACAATGTGCATTTTGTGGACATCGATGACATAAAGCGTGTCAATTTAGACGATCCAAAAGGCTGAGGAGGGAAACACCATGAAAGAGCTTATTAAAGACAAGTCTATCTCGAAAATGTTTAAGGGCATCGTCAAGTCCTTCGACGAAAAAACGCACAGGGCGACGATCTTTATATCGACGGGTGATGTGGACCGCGACAATGAGATCATTGAGCCTAAGGCGTTTCAAAAACATTTAGGCAATTATCTGGCGCATCCGGTCTTGTTGTCCTCACATCGCGCGGATCAGTTGACGCGCCAGATCGGCGAGGCGATTGACATTAAGATCACGCAGGAAGGGGTCGAGGGTGATTATCTTTGGTACGTTGGAAAAGGCAATCCTGAGGCGGACTGGGGCTGGTTCCTGGTCACGCGCGGTATTGCGGCCTTTTCTGTTGGGTTTATGGCAAAGACGTGGCTGGATAAATGGACGGAGCCGATGATCTCATCCGAGGATATGCAGCGCGGCGTGCAGAGACGCTTCACGGAGATCGAGCTGTTGGAAAACTCGCAGGTCCTGGTCCCGGCTAATCAGAACGCCTTACAGCGTAGGATCTCAGAGACAGAGGGCGCCGAGAAGGAGTTGCTTGAGCTGGTGGTAAAAAAGGTCACTGATGAGGACATGAAGCCATTTGACGTGGCGACTAAGGATGAGCTTGTTGTGACCGTTACCCTGGACAAGGCGTTGGCGGAGTTTGTCGATATGTTAAAGGCGGATCCGTCGCTTGTGGAAGAAATCAAAAAGTTAATCGAGCATAAAAAGAATCACCCGAAACATTACTCTGAGGTTCTTTTGGGCGCTGGGGACGCTGATCCCATACAGACGCCGACAAAAGGAACAACGCAGGGTGATGCGGGTTCCGTGAAACAAAACCAACTCAACACCAACGAAATCATTGGCGCCGTTAAGAACGGTGTCAAGGAAGGACTCAAGACATGAAGTGCAAAAAATGTCAGAAGGACCTTCTTGAAGGCGCGAAGTTTTGCCCGGATTGCGGAACCGCAGTCGAGCAAAAAGAGTTGTCCATCGATGCGATCAAAGAAGCCGTGAAGGAAACGGTTAAGGCTGAAGTCTCTCCGTTAGAGGCCAGGCTGTCTAAGATCGAAGCGATGCCAGCTCCTTCGGCCGTCCATGATGTGAATGTTATCGTTCCGGAAGTCTATCGGGGCTATAAGGTCCACAATCAGGGCGACGCCTTGAGGGAGAAGTTCGCGGCAAGGCCGAAACATTTTCGGACCTTGAGCGATATGAAGAAGTTCAACGAGTTTTCAAAGTTTATGATCGACGTGAAGGCCGCCCTCCTGGGCGACGTTCATGCGTCACAGAAACTGCAGGGCTCGGTTGAAAAGACGGCGATGTCTGAAGGGACAGACGCTGTCGGCGGTTATCTCGTCCCGGTCGAGTACGAGTTGGATCTGGTGAAGTTGGCGCGCGATATGTCCTTCGCTCTCCAAAAATGCACCGTCATCCCGATGTCGAGACAGGTTATGAAACTGCCTGCCGAGTTGACGCTGCCTACCGTGACATGGCCAGGTGAAGCGGCCCAGGGATCGGCGACCAATCCGACGTTTACACAGGTCACGTTGACCGCCAAGAAGGTTATGGTGTTGACGGATTATCTTTCTTCGGAGTTGCTGTCTGATTCCGGGATCGATGTAGTTGGCCTGTTGACCGAGCAGATCATGTACGCGATCGGCTTAGAGCTTGACAATCAGGTGCTTAACGGCACAGGGACGCCGGTTTCGGGCGTGTTGACATCAGCGTCGGGTTATTCCGTCGTGATGGCCACAGGTTC